TGAGTGTAAAAGGCAATACAGTCGTCCGCCTCACAAAATTCAAATTCACCTTGTCTAACAAAGATTTCTTCTAAATACTGTTTTACTCGTTGCTTTTGATATTGGTATGAATTAATTTCTTCATCACTTCTTAAACGAGATTTTCTATTCTCTTTATATTGAGAGTAAAATTTCCTTCTTGAATCTGATCCATTTTCTCCATCCCAAAATACTACGATTTTGTCTAAATGGTACGTCTCAAATGATCTCCTAAGAGTATTAACAAAATGGTATATTGCTCCAATATGTTTTCCCTTGTAGAAATGGTTTTTGAGACCATAAAAACCAATCGTAAGTAAATTGTCTCCATCAACGAGTAAAACCGACATTTAGTATAATTTATTCGTCATCATCTGACGAGATTTCAGCTTTGAATCCTAACTCACTAACATCAGTAACTTTCTCTCCGAACAATTTACTGATATAGTCCAAATTTTCTTTAGCGTATTCTTGAATTGAAATTTTCTCTTCAGCCGCTTCTTTTGCTTTCATAAATCCGTGAGGAGTTACCATAATCTTTCCATCCGCAAATCCAATACCATTAACGTGGTTCTTCATAATAGAAATTTTAGTTCTACTTGCAAAGTTTACATCACGTTTATTTCTTGTGATTTTGATTTTGGTTGTTCCTGCTCCTTTTTGGTTACCGAATAAGAAAACTAAAGTTGAGTTTAACCAAATGGCCTCTCCACCTTTTGCTTTAATTTTTGGTTGACCGAAAGGATTGTCAGGTAATTCAACCCAAGGTTGGTTAACAATGATAAGAGTATTTGTATACTGTTTATCTGTTCTTCTTGAACCTGAAATACGTTGGTTGATACCCATACCTATTTTGTCCGCAAGAACCGATGCATTGTGTTGTTTACCACCTTTACCTTCGAATGTCATCTTACAAGGAACAGAACCAACTGAATCCCATAAGAATAGAATGTCGTGAGGAATCTCACCTTTTTCTTGTGCCGCTAATACATCATTAATAAAATCGGTAATCTGTTCGATATATTCGAAGTCACTATTGAAGAGATAGAAATCATCTTCTTTATTGAATCCCATTAATACCGCGTGGTCCCAATTCCATTTTTGTTCTGTAATAATGAACACAGGTAGAATTCCTTTCTTTTGTGCGTCGACTGCCGCTTTCACGAGTGCTGTGGTTTTACCAGTATCACTATGTCCTAAGAACATATTAATGTGTCCAACTGCTGGACCTGGAATACCTGTAGCATCTAAAAACGCGTCTCCCAAATCTAAGAAACGATCTGGTTTGTACTCGGCCTCTTTTGAGAATTTCTTCTTAATAGACGAGAAGTCGTTTTTTTTAATACCTGCCATAGAGTTGTTTTTTAAAATGGGGTGGATATTTCACCGCCCCTTGTGAATAAATTAGAATGGTAAATCTTCGTCTACTTCAGCATCATCCTGTGGGTCTACCACTGGTGTTGATACTTTTTGTGTACCGATAGTCTCATCTGAAGATGAGTTAGAAACCCACTTTTTAGAATCATTGTCCCAACGTGGAACTTCTCCTTTAGCAACCATTTCCAAGTAGTCTTCACCTTTCTTAGAATAAACGTCTGACCAAGTCAATTCGTCTTCTAACCAAGTTTTTGCCACATTTTCATCTTCGTGTAAAGGACCCGCATCTTCAGGAATAACTGAATTAATAGAAGTGTACTCTTTACCTGTACCTGACTTAGTTAAAGTCAAAGAAATGATTAAATCACGTCCTTTTTGAGTATCGGTAACATCACCTTTGTTTTTGAAAATAGGGAAGATTTTATCTAAAACACCATCACCTTTAGCGTTGTGTTTAAATCTCCAGAATTTTGGACCATCTTGTTCGTGGTCGCGGTCGATAACTTTTACGATGTAGAATTTACGTGAACGGTATTGACGAGCCAATTCTCTGTCTGACTCAACACCTGTCATCATTAATCCTTCGTGAACCTCATTTAATGGGGAACGTTTACCTTCTTGTTTAGGGTCGTATAATTTAACCCATTTTCCATCCACTTGAACTTCGTGGAAGTACACCTCTTTAAATGGAGATGAACCGTCTGGTGTAGGAAGAATACGAATTCTTCTCTCTTCACCTTTTGAACCTTTAGGAAGTACTGTTGTGAAGTACTTCTTCATTCTATCCTCTTGGGATACTCTGTTTGCGTTGCCACTTGTGGCGTTCTTGTTTTTTTCGTACTGTGCTAGTACTGCATCAAATGTTGACATAATTGTTAATTTAAGTTATAAACTGTTATAGGTAAAATATAGATAAAAAAAGCCGAATTACGAAATCCGGCTTAAAGTTTTTTAAAAAAAGTTTTTTACTTACTCTAATGTCAAAAGATAGGATAATTTATTTAATTCTCCTAACATTTCGTCACGGATGTTTAATAAATCGGTATCCGAAGGGTCTAATTGTTCTGACATTTGCACAAAAGATTCTCTAACTGTATTAACTAACCCTTTCATATCTAATTCTGAAAGGTTACTCAATTGTATTGTTTTCGTCTCTTCGTCTAATGTAAATCTACCGTATTTTCCCATTGCAGATTCAACAAACGTGTCAATTAAACCACTTAATGAATCGTAAAATCCACCAAACGCATTATGTCTGGCGAACCCTTTAGTTTGCCAATGGTTAATTTTCATTTGTGTTTGTAAACTTAATAAAAAATTTACATTAGAATTTAAATTCATTTTCTTCTTGCTCTGGGTTAAAAGATGTTTTTATGGTGTCTGGTGAATAGTCTTGAACGTCTTGTTTTGTTAAAACGTATTCATTCTTACCAGAAGCTCTCATTTCTCCTTGTTTTTGATTAAAAAACTCATTAGGTTTTTGGTTGAATGGGTACGAATCCAAAGAACGCATTTCAAGTTTCTCTTGAGGTGTTTCTGGTTTCATTTGTTGTACTTGAGCTCCCAATTGGTCAATTTTTGCTACCACTTGGTCCATTTCACCTAATTTAGCCTCTAAGTCAGTTAACTTACTGAACACATCATCCATTTTGTTTAAAACAGATACGTGATCTGCTTTATTGTCGTCGATATTGTTTTTGATGCTTTTAGTCATATTAACTAAATCAGTAATATCGATTTCCTCGGTTGAATCGTCCGCAGGTGCTCCTGCAGGTGCGTCTATCGGTGCCGCTGTAGGGTTAATTGGGGCAGCTGGGTCAGCAGGTGCTGCAGGGTCAACTGGAGCAGCTGGGTCAACAGGTGGTTCTGGAACTTCTTGTTCCATAATCATCTTAGAACCATATTTGTTGATTTGTTTATAGCGCATCAACTCTTCGTGTAATTTTTTCTCTAACATAGTTTTAATCTTGTAATAATTGTCTACCGTCGTTGGTAATATATTTTTTATTTATTCTTTCAACTATACCGTCTTTTTCTCTGATAGTGTAACACTCTCCTGTTAACATATCACATTCTTCTCTTTCCATACCGTCATTAGAAACCTTTCTAACTTGTTTTGGATTTAAGAATTGATTAATACTGTCGTTCATTTTATTATTTTCCATAATTTTTAAGATATACATATAAATATCCCATTATTCTTAATATTCTTATTTAATCATAAAATAGATAACTCGTCCTTCGTGTGTGTCTAATAATTTCATAAGTGATTCCGAAAGTGCAATACCATAACCATTTACATTAGGACCTATGTTAACGGGTCCCTCAGCCATAAATGGTACGTTTGTTAGTGTTCTATTTAGTGAATATAACGGTGCTATTGTTTTATCAGCACCATTATCAGGATTTAAGAACCTAGTTGTACCCGTTCCAATGTGGTCTGGAGTTATATTACTTTGTAGTACAAATTTGGTCGAATAGAAATTCTGTACTTTTGAATACTTCTTAAGTTCTCCCCAAGATAATCCACCCTTACCGTCTTTATCTGTAACAACTTGGTTTTTAAACCTACTAACGATTGCCATATGGGTATCATCTTGAATTGGATACACTTCCGACCCCATTCTCGCAACCACCGCTCTATACCAAACCTCACCTTTATATTTAACTTTCTGAATGTATTTTTCACCGTTAAATCCATTATATGGAATACCAAATGAAGAAACTCCAACTTCTTTTACTTCTTCTTCTCCCGATATTTTAATTGAACCCATATCGATAGTGAAATCACCTTTACCTGGAATTGATAAGGTTTTTTCTGTTGTTACTTTTCCAGAATTAATTGCATCTGTTGTTGTTTTAGCCTTTGTTAATAGTTTATCAAATAATGATTTGTAACTAGAAACAAATGAATCTTCTGGGTCAGGTAAACTCGCTTGTGGTATTCTACTTCCTTTAAATGTTGTGGTTATTGAATTATTCCTAATATTATGACTAACCTCGGTAATCCAATATGAACCACGGAACATCGGGATGTTTTTTAAATAGAAGAACATTGTTGGTTGTATCATAACATTACCCATACAGGTAACCTCACAACTATAAGACGCTTGTCTATAGTAGTCAAACAAACCAATATCAACATTATGTGTTCCTGCTCCAGATTCGGACCTTGCCAAGTTTTCTAACACAACAAAAGATTCTGAAGTATTCTTAATTGTTGATTGGTCTAAGGTAACACCCTTAAACATACTTTGATTTTGGTCACCGAAACTAACTTCGAAGGCAACAACCTTATTTGATTTTGATAAATTTTCAACATCAAAAATTTTAGGTAACGTTACGATTAGTGGATTGTTATTAACATCTGATATGTTAAAACTGTCATCACTAAATCTGTAGTTTTTACTCATATCTGAAGGACGTTTAGATGATGGTCCTGCAAATTGAATAACAGTTTTAGGTGATGATTCTTGATAATCAACCTCTAAGAATGTTCCAAATAAATTACTTGCAACTTTATGTGATGGGGTAATTTTACTTCTTGTTGTTAAACCATTTCCATAAAAGTTAACATATGCCGGTAGTGTTCTCATATCAAACCCTGTACCTTGTATTAACATAGATATTGCGCTATATAAACTACCTTTATCATTTTTTGGATTGATGATTGAAATAAACCTATCCAAATTCAAATATGCTTTATCTCCAATATCTTTATTGGCTTTGTCTAAGAATAGAAATTCTTCCATTAATAACCTTTGACCTATGGAGTTACCCGATGACCATTTATCATTGAAAGATTTGAAAAAATTATAAAGCTCAATTTTTAAGTTTCTATTGTTATAACCATCAACGAAATCAATCGCTCTAGTTTGTTCTTTATTTTTTAATTGACCAAATTTAGCAATCAATAAATTAATGAATAATTGATACCTTGGATTTGCTCCTGGTGTTGATGGGTAAGCAAAAGGTATTAGTCCCGTTCCAGGTACAAACGTAAACGGTAATCCATTTAATATAGTTGTACTTATGTAATCTTGGAATGTCTTCTTAACATCAGTACCTCCCGATTGTCTATAACCTGCGTAAATTAATATTAACGGTCTAAATTTTAAAACGTTCTCTTCTGATAATTCGACATTATTTTTTACAAAGAAATCTAAATAATGTCCACTAATATCTTCCCCAATATAAAGTTCAATGTATTTTCTATTTACAGATTGGGATGAATTATATCTGTCATATCTTAAAGAATTACCTGAAATATTTACAAACCCTTCAATTATATAAGGGTCCAATTCTTTTGGGTTACCTAATTTTATTTCCAATAAATTATCATAACCTACAACTTCATTGGTTAATTTAACTTTGTTTTGTGATTGTCTTTCTTTAATTAGACTAACGATTTCTTCAAATGTCTTACCTTCATCTGATGTTTCTTTTTTAACTGAAACAAGAGCCTTTAATAAATCTTGGAAATTATCATATTTTACTTTAGGAAATTTCTTATATGGATTTTCCTCGTTTAATTTTTCGGTTGCAAACTGTAAAAATATATCCTCGAATTGATCCAAAATTGCGGGACTGAATGTACCTATTAAATCAATAACTTTTTTTGAATTACTTTCAATCGAAGAAACTCCGTCAATATTATTATTGTACTCGTTATATTTGAAAAATGTCTTACCACTATAATCTCCGTTGATATAGTTATCTTCCCATATCGTACTATAATATATTTGATTACCTCTATCAAATGAATCGGTATTAATAACCATTTCCGCAGTATTATTAAAATTAGCGTACTTGTTATCACCGTCACAAGGTAATACTGTATATCTTAAATCGGTCGGTTTGAATTTTGAGTTGTCAACAAATGAAGTCCAATATCTTAAACCATTTTCTTTACTTTTTCCTCTTGTTTTAATTGCACCATTTAATACGTTGGTAACATATGATGTGTTACCAGATAATACATCGTAATGGTTATATCCATTTACTACTTGGTGAAATAACGCATCATAGAACGGATGTATACCAATATCAATACCATCATTAAAAGTTGCACCTGTTGGTATTGGGAACCCACCAATAAAATTAAACCCATTAGGGAATAATGTAAAACCATTATCTGTTCTACCTGAATTAAAAAATAAATTAGCGTTAATGTTTGTTGTTTTTCCTGATGAATCAAGAAAACCATCTAAAATATCAACACCATCTAATATTTTTCTCTTATATCTATGATATATCGAACCCCACTTCACGATTAAGTGGTATGGAACGTAGTGTGTTGAGGAAATTTCTCTAAATAAAGACGAAACTCTAACCTCTGGTAAAGGTTTAGAAGTCGGTGTAACTTGTTTAGTGTCCGATTCAACAAACGTTATCTTATCTGTTAGTTCCACAAATGGTAATGAATTTATTAACAAATAAGCCGAACCCACATATTTTGAATATGGATTTGTTTTATAAAAATCACTAAATAATTGTTTATGAAAATATGGTGTGTTTAATATATGTTCACTATGTTTTTCAAAGAAAATTGGCTGAGTGAATAAGTTAAATAATGTCTCATTTTTTTTATACCCATCTTTAATCCAAGAATATGTGGCAATTGGTGTTGTAATAAATCCTTTATCTTGTCTAACTTTAAACACACCTTTAAATTTAAAATCATTATCTGAAAATGGTTTACCATCGAGATAAGTTGTGTACAATGGTGAGTTAAATGGGTATATATTTTTTCTATACGGTTCGGCGGTATAGTTTAATAATTCATCATTAACTATTGAATATAGATTTTCGTTTTTAGGTTTTTTAGTAATACTACTATCGTATTGTTTAATATCGAAAGGCGTATCTAATAAATCCTTAATATATTGTTGGGTTGGTATACTGTCTTTATAATATGGACTTCTTTCAAATGGTGACAACGCCTCCATATATTTTACTAAATCTTGAGGTGTTTTAATTGATGTGTTTAAAATATCAATAAGGTCTGGTTCTTCACTAATAACTTCCTTGATTGTTTCATATTCAATGTTAACCAACTCTTTAATTGTGTTGGAGCTAAATGAATCCACAAACGTCATAAATTTAACTCTCTCGTGTAGTTCATATAAAAATGAAACTAAACTTCTGTCACTGTAAGGAATACTATTTGAAACTTCGAATAATGAACTAACCTGATTAACTTTAGAATCGTCCAAATCACTTTCAAATACATAATTGATATTATTTACACCACCTTCTTTTTCCGCATTAGGGTCACTTTTATTAGTCGATACCGAAATATATTCCTCAACAAATGCAACCTCGGGCCATAACAATGGGTCTCCAGATTGTAACTTTGATCTAAGTTCGGGTTCACCAGGATATGCAATTACTTTTTTCTTATCTGTTGGTAGTGTTCTTTTAATTTCTGGCCAAGGGTAAATGGAACCACCGATACTTTCATCGTCGAAACCTTTTAGTTTATTTTTTCTATCGTTAGCAACTTTGAAAGCATCTTCGTGTACTTCTTTCATTAATCTAACATACACCTCAGCGTTTGCCAATAACACCGCAAATAAATTTCTAACAGTAGGTTCGAACCCAATTCCTAATCTTGGGTCTTTAACTACCTCGTTCATTTTTCTTTCTACCTCTCTCTCAATTTTTTGTTTTTGTTCAAAAAATGTACCCCTAACTTCCCCAAGGTCTTGCACTAACTTATCAATTGCAACAATATATTCCCCTCTTTCATTTCTATCATAATAGTTACCTGGATTTGTTATACTCTTTGATAGAAATGAAATATTAACATTTATTGCTTTTGTATCCTTGGTATCTTTTTTCTGTAAACTATTATTATACGCCGCACTTGTTTTTAATCTCTCATTATAAAGAGTTATTAACCCTTCTAAGGTTTTATAATTATCTTTACCTACAATGTTTTTAGGGTCTGATTTGTCTTTATCACTAAGTGCATAATATCTAATAAATGTATTTAAACCTTCCGCATCTTTTCCAGTTACCTTATCTTCATAAGATGTCTTGTTTAAATGTCTACTTGCCCAGGTTTTAATTTCATTTTCATAGTTTGTTAAATCTTTGTCATAATCTTGTAATCCCGCCAAAACTTTCATATCAATAACATTATTGAATATTGACTGTTCTAATATTTTATCTAACGTTTCAGCAATGGCACCGATTTCTCTAACTGTTTTAACAGGAAAATCTTGTGGTATTAATTTTTTTCGTTTCATTTCCGAATAAACGGAATTAAGAATTGCGTATCCTTTTGAAGATTTGTAAACTTTTTGAGTTGATTTACCTGTACTCTCGTTAAACTCTGCAGGTTTTGAAGATTCCTTAAGGAACATATATGGAGCGTTTAATATACCCTTTAAAGGTATATCATTCATAAACGCAAATGACGACCCAACAAAAGATGTGGCAATTTCAAAATTACCATTTTGTTCGTTGTATCTTGAATTGAACTTTACTAAGTGTAATCTATATCTAATCGCTTTACCATAGAATCCTTTAACCGTTAAATAAAATATTGGCCAAGGTATATGGAAGAAAGCTTGGTATGGTGAATTTTCTGGAGATTCAAATAAAGTCTTACCTCTAACGTCAATAAAATTAATATTGACTTGTGGTATGAAGTTTGCCCCCTTTACTAATATACTGATATTATCAATACCAAAAGATTGTCCTGTTTCGTCACTTTGATAAAACTGTTGGTCTATTGGTTTACCGTCTGCACCGTTTGTGGTTTTTTTAGGTGTACTTTCGAAATACGAATCCGTCCATTCAGATGTAAAATCTCTGTCACCCGTTGCACTACTTAAAAAATTAAGTGTTCCTTTTGCTATGGTCTTTAAGGTATTCTTTTCGTCGTTTGATACAAGTGTTGACCTAGGAACAAGATCAGCTTCAAGATTAACAAACATAACCAAGTTTTCTTGTTTTATTCCTCTTGGTTCTATTTCACCGTTAACCACGACACTATTAGGGTCGATGTACATCAGATTGTTCTGATCGACCTTAACTAATATTTTCTCACTATTCGATAAATCATTGTTCCCCATAATATAAATTATACAATTCTACGCCTCTTTTATAATCTTGTAAAGAGGTAACCAAAGGAAAAGGAATTCTAAGGATAAAATTATCGGGGATTTCGAATTCATTTGTTCCCGCTAAAGCGTTGGCGGTCATAATCAACCACCCAAAAATTGGTGTTCCGTAAAACTCTTGTGATAATTTATCTAATCTATCTTTTCCGTTTTTATATTGGTGGTATTTGTCCGAACCCTTTATTGGGAGTTCGATACCTGGTACTATTCTAAAGTTACCATCTTCAATAAAAAGCTCATATCTGTTAAAATAACTACGTGACATCTCTATAATAATTTAATTTACCACTTATAATTGGAACTTTCTTTGAATTTAAATTTGTGACTTGGTCTTTTACCGCAGAATCGGTTATTTCCTCTGTAGCGGTAACCTTGAAAGAAATAGGGTTATTATTTTTTCTTTCTTTCATCTTTTTAAACTTAAATTTTATATCTTCTGGTTCTTCAATAAAAGATGTTATTTTTTTATTTAATTTCTCAACCGTGTTTTCGTCAAATATGGTTTTATCCACATTGAACACTTGCATTAGTGTATCTTTATTATATGTTCCAGTTGAACTTAATATCACTGATAATAATGACCCTAAAATTTGAGAGTTTATCACTGGGTTAGTATAGTCAATTGTGTTATCTAACTTTTCGTAAAACTTACTTGTGTTATCCTTTATATAATCAATACAACTTTTATACTCATCATAAATTAAATTAGATGTATAACCAGATAAAGTTGCTTTTATTGCTTTATCTTGAGATTCTAATTGTGCATCATATCCATATTTTACCAAGAAATTAACCTTATCTAAAGCAATAATCAATTCATTTCTTCTTTCATCAAATCCCTTTACTTGTTTGTTAGAATCTAACGACCCAATTTTATCTTCAATTAATTTGGTGATATATGGTCTTAATAGTTCGTTAGCTTTTACTATCTTAGGTGCCGTTAACACTTTATCGAACGCAAACACCGAAGCAATATCTTCAGTTTTTACAAAATCTAAAAGTCTCTTCTTTAATAAAGATACAAATCTTGAGTATGGTGTACCGTCAGGATATTTACCAATTAATTCAACTGTAGTTCCAGGAGTTAAAGATGTAGACGTGAAAATGTCTAAATTTTTTATTTTCCTATAATCCGGACTTAGTATTAATTTCATAATTAATGGTCCAAATTCTTTATTTAAAAGATTGTAACTAGGTTCAAATGATTCAAAATAAACTTTTGTTTTGTTAAAAACATCATCAACTAAATTGTCATATGTTAATGTTTCCGTACCACTTCCAATATATTTTCCAGTATCTGGTTTTACACCTTCGGTAGCATTACTTGAATCTACAGCGGGTTCGGTTTGTTTTTGTATATCTTCTAAGAACCATTTAGTAAACTCCTGTACTGTTCTACCACTTATTGATCCCACAGTTACTGTTGACCTTTCATCGTACATTTCAGTATTAGCGTAGAAGTTAGATGATAACGCGTTTTGTAATCTTTCAACAGGTTTAGCTAATCCTTGTCCACCAATAAAGTTAACTTGTAATGATACGTTAGCTAACATAGGTTGTACGCCAATACCTTCTGGGTTTAAATCCCAAGTACTATCTTCAAATGTTATACTAATGTCTCTAATAATAATCTTAGAGTGATAAAAATCACCGACTCTTAGTACACAAATTGGTGGTGGTCCAAAAGTTGTATTTCTTGCGTTTAAATCCAATGCGTCTGATATACCTTTGATTGGTATTGTATCTCCAGGTCTAAGACATTGTTGTAAGAATGTTAAACGTGCGTTTAATCCTTCAGGCGTCATAGAGTGAAACCCTGGATGGAAATATTTCAATTTTTCTTTTAATGAACCAAAAACAACTGGGTCTTTTTCTTCCAATATTTTAAAATAATAACACTCAGACAATGTCTTCATTATTATTCGTTTCATTGGGTCAATTGCTGGTTTCTTTCTACCTGATGGTGGTTTTTCTTCACCATCTGGAACTAATCTAGTTCTTGGTGGAATAACATCAGGTTTTGGTTTTTGAGGTTCCTGGGGTACGACAGCTTTCGTGTAATTAAATTCTACTTTAGATTGTCTACAACCAAAAGCAATTGCACTATTAACTTTTAATGATTTTGTTTTAAATTCATTATCGCTACAACTTTTATTTTCCTCATTTGCAACCTTTTCCCCTGCGTTAGTTGCTTTGAATATTAAATTACCTTCTTTATCTGCAAATCCTAAATCTTTGAACGAAACAACTCTTTCTAATTTAGTTGCTGTGGTTGGTGAACCTTTTGGTATATTCACCCAATTAGCTTTACTAACATCACCACCTAATTCTCTAACAATATCTTTAAAAATACTATGACTTCTTCTTATTGATAATTTATAATTGTAAGTATCGTCGGCAACAGCGGAACAAGATGATAACGCGGTAATTGTAATTTCTTGTACCCTACCTTTTGTTATATCTTCTTTTAATGTTGCAATTTTTGTTTTATATTCGTTATAGTTTGTAACACCTTTATCTATTTGTTTTTGCAATAAATCTTTTTGTTCTGTAATCTTTGCCGCGTGAAGTGACGGGTCTATTTTACCATCTGGTGTTCCTATTAATGTTTTTATATCTTTTCTCGCATTATCCGCAGATCCAGTTGTTCCGCTAAACGCTAAAGGCAATAATGTATTTAAAGTTTCCTCCAATTCCGCCTTAGCTTTATCATTGTATGTGTTTCCTGTTTGACCAATTGATTGATTATATAATGTAGAATAATCGGCAGCGGAAGTATAATCTCCATCACCACTTGGTCTATCATTCGCAAACAATAATGAAGTTGTTAATTTAACTCCTTCATTTTTTGTTGGTTCAGTTTTAGGTGTTTCAACTGGTATTGGGTCAGACTCAACTCTAAATCTTTTAATTGATACTGGGTCAGATCCTCCTTCAAGATATTCTTTAATTTTTTTAGCGTCGTCAGCTGTAATCGTGGTATATCTTTTAATTAAATCGTAAAAATCAATTTCTTCACAACCAGCAAAAAACGCATTAATGTAGTTATCAGATTCTTCGTCTGACATTCCTTCAAAATGTTCTCTAACTAATAAGTTTAATATACTTGGGTGGTCAACAACAACTTTAAATGATATTTGACCACTTCTCGATGTATTTTGATATGTGTAAATTGGTTCGGGTCTACCTAAGAAACTATTTTCCTCCCATTTAGCACTATTTTGTTCCGATACCTTTAAATCATATGGTGGGAACCACATAACACGACCTCCATTAGGTCCTCTCTCACAATATGGTAAATCTAAAACTGTAAATCCAGGTAGTGTCGATGCTTTCCAAGCTAAGTTTTCAATAGAAAACATATATTTTTTAGCGTAGAAAGCTTTACCATCAGCGTCGGCGCCAAATGGGTATTTATCTTTAATGTTTGTAGATTGACTAAAGTCTTTCTTACCATTTGACATTGGTGCTATGTTTAAATTCCAAGGTGTGGACATAACACTATCATCATATTTTCTAACATTACCCGTTCTTTTCATAGTATCCGAGTAATTCATATATGACCTATCTTTTGTCCAAACTCTACAGAATTCAATTCCACTTTCTTCACCCGAATTGTTCTTAATGTATTTCACTGCAGAACCTCTTGACATCATAACGTCACCTTCTTTAAAGAAACGACTTGTTTGGTCAATCACATTTGCAACGTGAGACCTTGAAGTTGCTCCGTTTGTTGGTAATGTGTCTAAAATTTCCTGAGTGTACCCTAAAATAGAGTCTTCTCTAAATTCAAATTTTGTAGATAAAGAATCTGAGTACGTTGATTGTTCACTATCCCATTCTTTATTATGGGTACCGATTTTATTTTTAGAGTTTTTACTAATCCAAGTTAAATTACCTGTAATTGTTCCTCCTTGTGATAAGTTTTTATCTCTTTGAAATAGTTCAGCTTGTGCTGGGTCAAACATTAAACCCAAATAGTAACTACTTCTAACTTGTCTGTCATTAAAATCTCCCATCGCATATTTGACATCGTTTCCTCTGTCATCACCGATGTATGCAACACCTCTAGGTGCTTCGATACCTAATATATTTTTAACACCTTGAGCAACTGTATCAACAAAATTGAATATTTTTGATGAGTTTTGTGACCTTGCGGTTGTTGTATAGTTTGGTGCATATTTTGAATATGATAAATTATCATATAACGCATTTTTTTGACCTTCACCTAAGTATTCAATCATCAAGTCTGACGGTTTTCTACTTAATTTTGGTCTTCTTTGAATTCCTATTAAAGAACCTAACGCACCTGTAACATCCTGAAAAACTCTACCTAATTCAGTATTTGCTTGAGGTCTAATGTTAATTGGGTTTCTTGGGTTAGTAAGATAATCTCCTGGTATTTCAGACCAAGGAAACTCCACACCCGCAACCGTTTGTAAAAAATCAATTGCTTTACCTGGAAGGGTTTTAGCAACTGTAATCTTGTTATTTGGTTCGATTAATTGTTCTCTACCCGTAATTAAATTAATTGCGGTTGACGTATTACCGTTTAACGCATCTAAAATTCTTAATCTACCGTTTGTTGCCGCCTCAATATTTCTATTAATTCTTGAAAAAACAGGACCGTTTGAGTTTAACCTCATATTCAAAGCTGCAAATTTCATTAACTCAGATTCAGTATCATAATTGTCTGTTGACATAATACTGATGAAGTTATAGTTACCCGAATTGAAATATGGGTATAATTGTAAATTTGCTCGTCTTGGGATGGTATCTAACGTCTCGGTGACAAAGTACTCTAACGGTTTAAATATGTTCGTATTTTGAGTCTGTAATAGGTCTGTAGTTCTATTGTTATCAACTTCAGGTAAATCCTTGTTCGCCATCTCACTTAGAGTCTGAACTGTATACGAACTTTGAGTAAACGTTTGAGGACCATTAGGTTTATTCAAAGTTTTACTCAAGATGTAATCTCTAAATCTTTTTGTAGAATCAAAATCTAAGTAACTTGGCATTATATCGCTTTTCTAATAAATAGAGGTTTATGTGAAATATTAAATCTTAAGAGATAGATAATCATTAGGATTTAGAGGTTCCAAATTATTATTGATTATAATTTGTTTATTCTTGTCATATTTCCCACTATTTTGGATTTCTCTAAATTCAGCAGCGGTCATTGGTTTGTCTGTGTTAGATGTGTTATCTTGTTTTGGTGTTTCTTTAGGTTTGTTATCAACCTTTAATGCCTCTTGTTTTTTAGAAGATGCGCTAGCTTTTATTATTCCCGCTAAACCTTCTTCACTTTTTAATGCTGAGATTAGTTCCGCACCTTTGTTTCCTTTTTCACCTTTAGTTGCACCTTGTAGGTATTTATTAGCTTCTTTTACAAGAACATCTGCAGCCTCTCCCGCTGGTCTACCTATACTTTTGGCAAATTGAACTTTTAATATTGTTAAAATTTCATTTGTTTTTAATACTAAGTTTTGAGTTTCAGTGAATTGGTCTCTTGCCACATCCTCAATACTCATTCCTTCTAATTTCTTTTGGTTTTCATTTAATATTCTAACTTGTTCTTCGGTTAATTTATCCAACGCGATTGATTGTGCACCTCCAAATTCTTTTGATATTGATGATACGTCTATACTCATCACCCCATCCTTCATTCTTGCGAGGTTGGTGATAAATTCTGTTTGTTTTTCGTCTAATTTTAATCCATTAGCCATTAACGCACTTGCAGCAGACGCTCTCTCGGCTGACGCTATTGCTCCCTTAGCTAATTCTTGATAACTAATACCTAATTCTTGAGCCATTGCTTTTGCTCTTCTTAAATTAATACCTTGAATTTCGAATTGTCCCGATGTACTATTATATGCCGCTAATGAACCCGCAGCACCAATTAGAGCGTCTTGTAATCCCTCAACATTATTGGTGGCATCATACATCATTTTTAATGGATCTCCAAAGTCACCAATTGCACCTCCTAATACTTGTAAATTAGCGGATAATGATATAGCACCTTCTGGGTCCATAACTTTGTCAGCAATTGTAAACACTTCATTCATACTCATTCTGAATTCAGTTGCCTTTTGTACCATTCTAGTTAAACCTTGTATACCATTTTGAAAACCATATTCATTTAATTTAGCAATATTTGTACGAATTTCATCAACAGTTTTTTTACCGTTTAACCCTAAGGCTATTGAACTCTTACCCGCTTTATTAATTGCTTCTACAGTCTTTTCCGCTCCGATACCAACTTGTTCAAAGTTTGAAAATACTTTTGACATTTCTGTTAAGTCCCCAACAAAAGCTCTTGATGTTTGAGCGGTGTCCGCCACTACGGTTGAGTTTAATGTTGTAAATCTTCCCGTTTCTTCAGCGAGACCAACCATTAAGTCACTAACGTGTTCAAAACCATAACCCATTGAAACTACTCCAGGTAACGCATCAACTATTTGTTGTCTATAATTTTTTGATAAATCACCAGCAACCCCCAATTGTGAGTTAATTTGTGCTCTAAGTTCTACTTCTTTTGCTAAAATATCTTTAGATCCGTCAAATGCTGCACCTCCTAATTTTTTAATTAAAGCGGTTGTACCGTCAATGATTCCACCATTTTTACCAAAATATTGATTTAGTGTTTCTACACCGGCACCTAAAAAAGCTTTTAAATCGGTAATATCAGTTTTAGACCCCATAGTTAGTTTAGTGCTAAAAGACTGTATATCACCAATACCTTCCGTTATTTTACCTACAGCACCACTTGATGAGCTTCCAGTATTAGTATTTCCACTAGAATCGTTAGCTTTAGCATTTGGATCAATATTAAGATAATAGCTAAATTTATTAGCTAGAATTGCACCATCCGTTTTACCGAATTTTCTAACATAAACTTTTTCAAATTCGTCGGAACCTTTTCTAGCCGCTTTCGCTAATTCTATATCTGTTGAAGTCATACATATAAATAGATTAAGTTGTGGTTTCTAATTCAATTAAATAATTGATATAGTATCTTCGTATGTATATCGGCATAGACATAATGTCTCCGTATGAAAACCCTCGTTTTACTAAAAATAAAATCTCATCTAATTGTCCTTTCTTATACTCCGTAGAAAGGGCGAAAAAACTCCACCCCAAAGCCAATTTCTACATTGACAAGTTCTCCTGACGGGGCGGTTACTGATTTTACTAAATCTAAATTTGGTTTATGTTCTTTTACGAATTTTCTGAACTCTTGGGAATCTTTGATTGGCATCTGTTCAACAAAATTGTGGATATTCATCAAATCTCTATTACCAGCAATGGATTTAATCATCATTTCTAATTGTTTGGTAACAACTGGGGCAACACCAATACCGTTCCAACTCTCTTCAATTTTTTCAATTTCTTTAAGTTGTTTTTTTGTTAAAAATTTAAATGTAATATCAACATTTGATTTTGGAAAATGGAATTTGAATTCTCCCATTTCATCTGGAACTAATGTAAAGTCTTTAAATGTTATTTCACTTAAATCTACAACTCCAGTAAATTCTTCATCTGTTTTTGGGTCTCTTAAGTAAAAATTATATTCTGGACCAAATGATGTGTTTCTTAAAAATATAAGAATTGCACTCCTATCCTCATCCGCCAATTCTTCAATTGGTAGGTCTTTATCCAATATTTTTCTTTTCAACAATTCATCAATAACTGTGTTAGTTTTAAGTAAATTTTGAGAGGATAAAATATTTTCATCAGCCGCGGTTAAGTAAGCCACTCGAACTGATTTTTTCTTATTTGCGTAATGAATACCTTTAGAAGGAAGTTCAACTACGTCGTAAGCGATTGTTGGGTCTATTGCAAATTGTTCCATAGTCTTAAATTTACTTAATAACTATGTTAAAGTAAAGATTTAAAATAAAAAACCAACAACCCATTAGACAGATTTACTAATTCGGTTGTTGGTTTAATAATATTATGTAGAAAATGGTATTAGTATACTTGGATACATCTATCCATTCTCAATGTACATTGAATTGTTGCGATTGCATCGTTGTTGTAATCTAAATCACCGAAGTTTAAGTCAGTGATAAAGGTACCTTGAAGAATCCACTTTTCAACCACAACTCCTGTTGGGTCTAACATTTCAAGTTCGATATCTTTCTTATATCCAGCAGCATATCCCATTCTACCTGTTACTGATTCTGCGTGTAAACGGAACCATTCCATTAGAGCTTGTGATGCTGAAGGACCGATTGGGTCTTTAAAAGTAACTTGAAGAGCTTCCCAAGTAAATCTACCCGCAACGTAAGTTGAAGTGTTTAAGAAAGGAATCTCAACCGAGTTAATTTTTGCACTAGGTCTTTTAGCTGAAGTAACGTACCATTCGTTGATACCCAATGATGAAGGGAATCTAACAATGAATCGGTTAACTCTTTTCGGTTCGTAAGGAACCGGCATTTTCATTAGTAAATCTGCCATTTTGTATTTGTTAAGTTTTTAGTTTATCTTTTCTATAAATATAAGCCAAATGGAAAATAATCTTTTTTTGAATTTTTATTGTTGTAGGCTTGATTATGTCAATTATTTTTCGTAGTTTTTTACTAGACTAGTTTAATAAGTTCTAGAATAAATTACTTTTTAAATAAAATAATTAAAATATTATTAATAAATACTAGAATATCTAGTTCTAGAATACTAGTATAGGTAAAAAAATATAACTGTTATAAAAAATGGTTCCTTGTGGAACACATATTTTTAATAGAAAAGGGGTTCCATTTACGGGACCCCTTTCTTTTTTATATCTCCTTTTAGATTAGATATTCTCAAATGAAGCCCCTGTTGGGGTAATTATGAACTCTAAATCAATAAATTCAAGAGAACGTGTTGGTTTCACATAGATTTTACCTCTTAATGTGTTAGCATCGATGTCTTCAGGGTCATTAGAAACCGTTACACGGAATTCATATAAACCTCTTTCTTTCTTAATTGATTCAAGGATTGGGTTAACCAATCTTAAGAATTCATTTCTTACTTGTTCATCGTTTTGTTCGAACAATAATCTAACAGCCACCGCTGATATTAATTTTCTAGCTCTTAATAACAATCTTCTTACGTTGATTCTATCAAGTGCAGATTCTCTAACTTGTAATGTTTTGTTACCCCAGATAATTGTACCTGTATCAGAGAATGTAGCAATTGGGTTAATTCTGTTAGCATAAAGGTCATCTCTTTCATCTAAAGTTAATTTTTTAGACGCTTTGATTGCGTTTACTAGACCTCTTGAATAACCAGCCACTGCGAACCAAGGGTAAGATACGTTATCAGTTAAAGCAATGTTCTTAACAACCTCACCTGTTGGTGGAATGTATAATTGAGTTGCGTTATCTGTGTCTCTTACTTGAATCCAAGGCCAGTAAGTTGCTGAGTAGTTAGTGTCTAATCCCACAGTGTCGATATTACCAATCACATCTTCAACACTAGTCACGTTAGGCGAACCAATGATGTAAAGTGAATCTGCTCTCTCGTTTTCAACCATATCAATTGCTTGAGTAGTTAAAGAACTATGATCGTAGAAGTTAATACCTGGAGTTGCAAATACGTTAATATCAACAGCTTCAGGGTTTGCAAATGATTCAATGCCTTGTAAGTAAGCGTAATAATCAGAGTTTCCAACTGTACTACTGAATACCCCGTTGTTACTTGTGTGGCCACTTACATATGTGTTTTTACCAAATATGTATGCGTCTCCGTTAGTTCTAACGTCTCTGTAGATATCCCAACCATCTCTACCACCATATACCGCGAATGTAAATTTACGGAATGCAATGTTTTCTAACAATCCTTTGTCAGTACCTTCTAAATCGTATGGTGTACATTTAAATGATGTTCCGGTTACCGCAGCTGCGTTTGATGATAAGTGAAATCCAAATGATTCACCACTCGCATCTGCTCCTTTAAATTTCAATAAATCTTTATCAAATCCAACTTGTGAAGAGATACCCAAAGATACTTTTCTTACTTTGTCTCCGTTAGATAATACTGGAGTACCGTTTGATTCGTAATAAATTACATCTCCAGCTTGCAAATATTCTGTTTTATAAATTGAACTTCCCAAAGTTGCTCCAGAGAAAGCGTTATCGGTTAAGAAACCTTTAAAACCTGCAGGGAACGCATCTGTTGGGTGATTTGCGTCCATAACTAACATAATGTATTTTGAACGTAATTCAAATTCACCATCAGAAGTACCTACTTTTCTAGCAACATATCCTGGTAAGTCTGGGTTCATTGAACATCTTGTGAATTTTTCAAGAACCACCATATTCTCATCAGTATCGTTGAAATCTCTTACAATTAAATCAAACTCACCAGAGTCAACGTTAATGTTTTGAACCATTATTTTAACTTGGAAGTTAGCCATTTCACCGTCTGAAATTGTTTGAATTTGGAATAAATCCGAAACATTTCCACCTCTTACTTCAGATACAACTGTTGGAGATATTGTAGTATCCCAACCTTGTAAGAAGTTATTTCCGTCTAGGTTATATGCAATTGTTGAACTAATACCTCTAATTAAACCTTGTTGGTATGCGTATTTTAATAAATTAGGATACACTTCGTGAACATATACCGCGAAATCATCAATTGATTTATCAAATACATCTGTTCCCAATACTTTTGTAATGTATTTTGAAGATGTTGTATCTAATGAACAAGTGAATGACTTAGTACCACTATTTAAACCTACAGTTGTCAATGTAAATTCAGAAAATACGTTTGTATCTAAAGAACCACTATTTGAAATTGTAACTCCACTATTTGCAGTTACTTCGTGTGTTAATGTTTGACCAACATATCTACCTCTTGATCTCAACGCAGCAACTACGATGTTATCATAATCAGTGTTTAAAGATGCATCCCATAAGAATTTAGTACCTGTAAACGCAGTACCATTCCAAACAAAAAGATAAGAATAAACGTGAAGTATTGTTGAACCTGGATTGTGGAATACGTTGTACCACTCTTTATTGTTAAACGACTCATCTCTACTCGCGCCGTTTAATGGGGATGATACCTCAGTACCACTCAATGATGAAACGTTAGCGTCTGGAACAAGACCAATAACGAACCAATTTCCGGTTTGTCCTGTACCATATCCAGCAAAATTTTCTGTGATATAACTTGTTATTGATGTACCATCTACAGATGTCTTATTAGAAAGTTCAGCATAAACGGTACTTCCTGTAATACCTGTTAGGGATGGGTTTAAAGTGAATCCTGTTGATGTAGGGGTTTGAGTCTTATCAACGGTGATACCACCTAATGTCTTAATACCGAATGTTTTGTAAGGTTTGTATCCTGTAAGACCCAATACTCTTGTTACGAATAATTGGTTTGACTCTTGCAAGTACGACTTAGCTACATATGGTAATTCATATTTTGGGTTACCAACACCGTCTTTTGAAGGTGAAGTTGGTCCAAAGTATGTTTTGAATTCGTCGAAACTACTGATTAGAACTGGTTCGAAGGCTGGACCTTTTAAGGTTTCACCAACTAGACCAAGAGTTGTTACCCCGACGCTTTGAGCTACGAATGTTAAATCTTTCTCTGATGTGTAGACACCTGGAGAAACAAATACTCTGTTTGAATTTGCCATCGATTAATGTTTGGTTAATATTTTTATTACTTATTCTATAAATATCTTTGTTTTTAGCAAAGATTTCCGTACTTTATTTAAAAAGATAGTTATTTATCTTATTATATCTTTTAATATCTTATACAATGGAAAACACTCAAAAAAACGTCAAAATCAGTGATAAACACCACGAAATGTTAAAAAATTATTGTGATAAGAATGGTCTTAAAATTTACAAAGTATTGGAAAAATGGATTGAAGACTACTGTAAACCCAAAAAGAAAGACATATACGGTGACGATTAATATAGGTATGTTATACCTATTTTAGATCCTACCACTGGAGTTCCTTGTAATGTAATTTCATTAGACTCCGTAATTTCAAAACCAAGTCCCTCATCTTCAACAAGACCGTTAATGTCTAAAGTAACAACACTATCGATTGTATTTGTTACAGTAAATGATACCGTTGATCCATCATATGTGTAATACTCTGTGGTAACTTGAATCGGTTTTCCGTATGTATCAATGAAAACACTGTTTCTACCTTTAAAATATGTTATGGCAACAGTACTACCTTCTTGTGGTGGGGTAACAAACGTAACTTTGGATGTTCCAGGGATATGGAAATAATCCACATCTCTTTCTTGAATAAGTCCATTGATTGTCACGTTGAATAACATACCAATACTTTCACCAACACTAAACGCGGTTTGCATACCATCGGCAAGAAAAGTTGCAACGGTTATATCAATTGTTTTATTAATATATTTTTTTTGGTAACCTTTTGATTGAATAAATTCATTCATAAGGAACATTCTACTTACTGCGGGTTTAACTTCAAATTCTTCACTGTCAATAAGGAACCCTAACATTGTAAACTTATAGTTTTGGATGTAGAATCTACGACCATCAATTGTATCCATCGGAGTGTTATCGTCGATAGAATCAAGTACAATTGGTATATAATGACCTTTTACGGTTGTGTATGATTGTCTAGCTGAGAATTTTTGTAAAACAATCTTATTAAAACGATTTAAATCCCTAAACTTAGTACAAACTATTGTAACCTCAAATGAAATATCAATTGCCACGGGTTGTGGCATTTTATAAACGTCCGCCCCCATTTGAGAACCATTCCAAGTTGGGACCGTTGCATAATGAAAAGACTGTCTATCAGGTATTGTTCTTTGAATTGATGGATTAGTTCCAGGTTGAACGTCGGGTTTTCTAATAACAGCAATGAACGGTAACTTCATATTACCATCATCATCTGAAAATTGCCAATTGTTTGTGAATTCACCCCATCTTTGTATCGTTAGGATTTTTGGAATAATTGGAATTGGAGCACCGTCCGAAACCACTTTGAAATGGGTTTTTATGAAATCTAACATTCCACCATCCAAATCATCGTGTAATATTGAGTCGGGCATATATGAATCTGACTTAGTTATTCTATCTAATAACTCTTGTCTTCTATCCATAACCTGTTTACCTTGATAAATTTCTTTACCACCGTAAACGTCAATATTGTTTTTTCTTTTAGGTATTCCCATTTTATACTCCTCTGAATTCTGTTTCCTGAGCCGGAGCACAGGTTATTGTTCTATAATGTGGTTTGTAACCAAACATTTTATGTTTATTATCTGAAGTTACTCTACCATCGTTTGTTACAGTATAGAATCTTACTTTGTCTTCAGAATCGGCATAACCAATATAATCACCGTATCTAATATCTATCTTCAATTCTTCTAAATGACTAATGTAAACGGACAATGTTAAATTACCTGGTTCCGCATATCTTAATAATCCAGATTTATATGAACTATTTTTTGGTTCGTCAATTTTAACTAAGGCATTAAATTCAACAGGAGGGAAGTATTTTATTTCATCCTTACCCACTTCAGCGTAAACTGAATCGATATCAGTATTCCCCCTATCTACTCGATAAAGTACTAATTTCATATTCAAATCTCCGTGAAGATATTCTTGACCCATTTGTACGTTGATGTCAAAATCATCTTTTGAGAAGAATTTCCCTAATCTAGTAATTGGTAGTTTATTATCCATATCCTCTATAAATAGTTTAATCTTCCATTCTATTTATGTATATTTTACAATATATGGAAAGTATTAATATTCCTGAGATAGAGGCAAGAAATATTCTATCGTCTTATGACGGTTCGAATAATCAATTATTGGAGTGGAAACGTAAATTTACGGACGTTAAAAATTTTAAATTAACAAGACCGCAGGCTGAGTATGTTATAAAGTATAAAGACACAACCCCAAAGGTTGCAAGAAAATATATCAATATTGTTTCAACCTTCGGTGAAAAACTACAAGAAGATAAATTATTAACAACGGTACCCCAATCAATTTGGTGTGAGAAATTATTATGTGAATCGGATAAAGCGTTTCACATTTGGGGTAAAATTTTAAACCACGAACAAATGTCATCTTTTTGGTTACCTAAAGCGGCTGTGGTTCAAGAAGAGAAAAAATTAGACAGAGTAATCGATTATAGTAAGTATAGTGCGAGACCACCGATGGAACACCAAAAAGTGGCGGTTGAAAAATTATTGGCGAACAATAAATTTATTTTGGCTGACGATATGGGACTTGGTAAAACAACGTCCGCAGTTATTGCGTCTTTAGAAAGTAAAGCAAGAAAAATACTTATAGTGTGTCCCGCATCTTTAAAAATTAACTGGGAAAGGGAAATAAGAAACTATTCAGATAGAAAAGTTTTAATTGTCGAAGGACGTAAATGGGGATCAACATTTGACTACTATATTATTAATTATGATATTATTAAGAACTACCACACCACAGACAAGAGTGAGGATAGTGACGATTATAAATTATTGGTTAATGCCAATTTTGACTTGGCAATCGTAGACGAGGCGCACTACATATCAAACGCTACTGCAAATAGAACTCGATTGTTAAATGATGTTCTTGAAACCATCCCTAAAGTTTGGTTATTAACAGGGACCCCAATGACCTCAAGACCTATTAACTATTTTAACTTATTAAAGATTGTAGAATCTCCGTTAACATTAAATTGGCAATCATATGTTCGTAGATACTGTAAAGGATATCAATTTAACGTAGGTAACCGTAAAGTATGGAATACGAGCGGCGCGTCTAATTTGGATGAACTTCGTGAACGTACTAAGAATTTAGTTCTTCGTAGAATGAAAACGGATATCCTTGATTTACCTGAAAAAATTGTTACTCCAGTGTTTGTTGAATTAACGAGTAAAATGTATGATGAGGAATTAGAAGAGTTTACACGTATTAGTAACGATAAGAAAAACGAGGAAACAATTAGTGTTACACTTAATCGTTTAATGAAAATTAGACAACTAATTGCTTATGAAAAAATTCCATACACTTGTGAGTTAATTGATAAATGTTTAGAACAAGGTAAGAAAGTAATCGTTTTAACCAATTTCACAATGAGTCTTGATATGCTTCACGAGAAGTATAAGAAAAATTCTGTAACTCTTGATGGACGTATGAATAAAGACAAGAGACAAGAGAATGTTGATAGATTTCAAAATGATGATAAGATAAAGGTATTCATTGGTAACATTAAAGCGGCGGGTGTTGGTATTACCTTGACCGCAGCTGAGGTTGTTATTATGAATGACTTATCGTTTGTTCCTGCTGACCACTCTCAAGGAGAAGATAGAGCATATAGATATGGACAAAAAAATAGTGTTCTCGTATACTATCCTGTATTTGAGAACACCGTTGAGAAGATTATCTATAACATTTTACAAAAGAAGAAAAACGTTATTGACCAAGTAATGGGTGATGGTGAGTATTCAGAATCTTTTAGTAAAGATTTATTGAAACATCTCTTTTAATTTATTTAACATTTCAATCGATTCTTTTTCTAATGAGTTATCCTCATAATCACTGAAATTGATTATTAATGTTTTATTTTCATCATCCAATTTAATGTAGTTTGATTCCTCTTCTTTTTTAATTTGAAAATGGATGTTATTTTCACCACAAATTTTCATTAAGTCAGCTAAGTTTTCAGGCATTGGCATATTTTCTTTTATTTTAAATTTTATATCATCAACAGGAACTATAATACTCTTATCTTTCCTACCTATTAGTTCAGTATTTTTAAACATTATAAACGAAGACGGTAAATTACCGTACTTTGTTTGTGTGTAGATGTAATGGTCACATTTACCATATTTCAAATCGTTAGTGGCTCCGTTAATATAATATTTCCCACCGTAATTTTTATCTGTATATCTACCACCTTTTACTTGTATTCTCATTATTGAATCATCACTCAAGGTCACCTCAATATCGATACCGTCCATATCATCTTTGTCCCCAGTCTTAAAACCAAATTTAATGTTTTTAATATTTGGAAAAAATTTGTTAAGATAGATAACAGCAATTATAACTGAAATATTACCTCTTTGCCAAGATTGGTTTAACAACCCGTAAATTAAATTATAATATTTGTCTGTGATTTTTTTTGTAAAGTAAAGGTCGAAGTTACTAATTATAAATCTCCACAGTATCATCACATTTTCTTTATGATACTGTGGATTACCAAATTCAACAAAAATATTTGAATTATCCTTTATACATTCTTCATAAAAAAACTTACATATATTTGGATGGGTATTGATTCTATTAGCATTATCCCAACCCCCTTGTTCTGTTAAAATTCCTTCTTTTTCTGTAGATTGACACCATCCCCATTTTCCTATTTTACGGTATTCAATTTCAAAATTACGTTGTGCTTCATTGAAATAAAACCCCTTAAAACCATCCCAACCTTCGTCAAACAAGGACTTAAAATCGTTATATTTTAATTTTTTGTCCATATTATACTTCATTTTCTTTTAAAATATAAACTATTTATATGAATAAAACAAACAATGAGCGCAACAATTATTTCACAACCAGAGAAGGAAAAATTATATACTCAGGTATTCCACTTGTTGGGTATGCCTGTCAGAGGTATCGAACTTACCGAAGAACAAATGGATACATTTATCGAATTGTCCTTATCCGAATACGAACAATATGTAAGTGATTGGTTAATTGAATCCCAATGGTCAGCATTGGCGGGTCTTGATGTTGATACTCAATCCTTAACAAGAGCATTTACAACTAGAAGTTTAGACTACGAAACACAATACTCTCACTCTTACTCTAAAATTGTTGGACTACAAGCAGGTGGAGATTCTGAACTTAAAAAGGACTATATTGAATTAGTAAAAGGTCAACAATTATATACAATCCCAGCAGGACGTGAAATAAACGAACTTTTATGGTTTTCTCGTTCAGAGTTAACTGATTCTATTATCGACCCATTCTTGGGTGGTTTTGGTGGTTTAGGAGGTATTGCGGGTTCAGGTGGTTTTGCTCAGATGGCAAATGGTGGTTCATACTTTATGATGCCCGCTTTTGATTTGTTATTAAGAATGCAAGATAGAAGTATTAAAAACCGTGTTATTGGTGGAGATTTAACTTATAGAATTACCGCAGGACCTGATGGAACTAAAATTGTACATTTATATAATGTTCCTGGTGGTAGATTTGACTTCCAAAATATTAAACGTAACTATAGAGTTTGGTATTGGTACTACGAAACTATGGATAGAGATACTTGTTTAGATAAAAACAAAGACGTGGTAAAATTACCATCAGATGTTGAAACTGAACAACTTACTTGGGACGCTTTAAATAAACCCGCACAAAACTGGGTTAGAAAATATTTGATTGCTTTTGCTAAAGAAGGTTTAGCAAGAATTTGGGGTAAGTTTTCTGGTGATTTACAAGTTCCAGACAGTCAAGTAAAGCTGGATTACTCATCATTATTAACTGAAGCTAAGGATGAAAAATCTAAATTAGTTGAAGAATTAATGCAAAGATTAGAAAGACTCCGCCCCGAGAAAATCCTTGAAAGGAAAGGTAACGAAGCGGAGAATCTTAATAAAGCTTTGAAGTATAGACCTATGATTTCACCATTTAATGTGATTTAACTTTCGATTGCGTGTAGGGCAAAATCATTACTATTTGTAATAATAATTTCGTCTTCATTACTCTTAATACTTTGTGCTTGGTTTTTAAGAACCTTACGATTATGTTCAACCCAATATTGGTCAACTAATTGTAAACTATCTTCCACATACATAAAGTATGGATCACGTCCAACCCTGTTCCAAAAAACAACTTCACCTTCGGACAATGTCATTACTTCATCAAACTTATCTTGACCATCTTCTTTAAGAGGGAAACCGTTTACTAATTCACATTGTAATTTAGTAAAATACTGACGGTCTTTTGGGTCTTCAATTAAAATGTCTTCACGTATTGATGGGTTAAATGCAACTAATAGCGGTTCAACTCTTTTATTGAAGTTTGTTAGATAACGAGGAACGTTGTAATCACCTTTTAAATCAGGATTGTCGATAATATCTTTCTCTGGAATCATATAACAATTAACCTGAACATAATCACTTGGCATTGGTTCCCCGTGTTTATCGATATAATCTTGTTGTTGCTTTTTAGTTGGTTTATTAATTTTAGTTACGTCACCAGATGATTTCTTTTCACCATTGTTAATGTAATAAATTGTATCACCTAAACCCGCAGGATAATCGTTTTGTAAGATTAATTCCATATGAGCTTGTCGAGACATTAATGAACCTGACTTAGTTGTCTTTTTTATATGTTTTTTATAATCACTAATTGATTGTTTGACACGAGCTTTATTGGCAATCTTAGACAATGGAATTTCTTTATTGTAAATTTTTTCTACATAATCGTAATATAATTCAACAAACGATAAACCATCACCATTTAACAAATATTTCAATCCTTCATCTAAGAATTCCACAACGTATGTTTGTAATTTTTTAGATTTGATTGTGTTACCTGTTAGTTTAATTTTTTCTTTACCTTTCTTAACTAATTTGATTATATAGTTCTTACGAGATACGTTAATACAAGCAGGCGCGGTGTAGTCAATATCTAACCCCATTTCATTTCTCATAAAGATATCATTGAACTCTGCGGTGTCAGCTTCAATCCCGTGATATTCCTTACCTTCAATTACCAATTCATTTAAACCTTTACCAATATAAACTGAATCTTTAGCGGTTTCGGGTGTTTCAAAGTTAACACCATCCGTATCCATTACAAGTGGTTTATAACCTTTCTTCATAAAGAACATAATCATCATACGTAAACATTGACGACCAATACAAGTAATAGTTTCACCCGAATCCATTTCTCCCCAAGGGAATACGTGTGGTGCGGATAGTGAACCAAAATATGCGTTGATGAAAATTTTAATTGGTAACTGTTTACGGTCATACATTTCAGATAACACAGGATCACTATCTTTCAATTCACCAGCAAGATGTTTATACTTAATACGAATGTTACGGAAATATTTTAACATTGATTTTTGTACCCCCATAATATCACAATCAGGGAACACATCATATACAAGTTGAATGGAAGGATAAAGTGATGAGTAGTCAAACTTAACAATGTTTTTAGCGTATCCCACATTCAATAAACGAGACAATCCTCCCGTAAACGCACGTTTCTCATCTTTAGACGGAATAGCTAATTTGTTTTCATATGACCAAGCTAACATTATTAATTTCCATAATGTTGCGGTACCCATTGTGGCTGCTCTTTCATATGTCGTTGGTACTAATTTAGAAAGTAAAAATGTTGATTGACTGAAACTATCGTCTACAACCATAGTTTCATACAAGTCATCATCAAGATATTGTTCCACAATTTTTCTACCGGGCCATATTTCAAATTTACCAGGATATTTTTCTAACAAACCTTCAGTACCAGGTTCTCCAATTTGTTTGTACCCACCTGTCTTTGGATTAACGTAGTAACTTTCGTTCTCTAAATAAATTTTAGAAATTTTACCACCATCTACGTAGATACGATTTTGTTTTTCTTTCTCTAAATAAGTTGTGATATATTTCAACCCCCAAGACTTAATTTCAGAATTAATTGCTTGAGCTCTACGTACTGCGTGTGCTATATCGATGATATTGAAACCCCATATAACGTGTTGTTTATATGTCTCAATTTCGTTCGCCAACTTCAACATACCCTCTTTCTCTTTCATACCCTGTTTAGTGAATATCTGAGTGAGTCCATTAACATCAACACCAAGTATTTCGGCTCTTTTTAATATGAAAGGCCAGTCAAAGAACGCAGAGTTATACCCACCAATTATGGTTGGTTTTTTTTCTCGTATAACCTCAAAAAACTCCTCAATACACTCTCTCTCACCATCTTCACCAAATGCGGGAATGGTCTTTTGTAAACCACGGTTATCCTTAACTCCAATCAAAATGATTTTACAAGTTTCAGGATCAAGTCCCGTGGTCTCAATATCGAACACAAATCGATAAACACCACCATAATCTTCAATACCCTTAAATAATCTCTTCCTTGTTTGAACTAGATATTGTTCAACGGGAGATAAAATTTGAAAATGTTGTCTAGTTGATTCTCCCCAAGGGTCAAGTCCACCTTCTTTAAAAAAGGAAACTAAGTTTGTATAACTTTTTAGACTTTTAACCAAATACTTTAATCCGTTTTCAAGTCTGTCATTACCACCCGTTTCTAATCTTTCGGTTAGAATACCGTGTTTTGCCATTGCTTTCTTTTGTTCGGTTTTTGAATCATTATAGAATCCTAACCCAACTAAGTCACCAACCCATAAAAATGGAGTAAAACTATCTGGTTTAACAATTTTTCCCTGTTCAGGGTCTTGAATAATTTTGTAGATTTTGTTGGATGGGTAATCATATTCAACACCAACAATGAATTCTTCGGGGTCTGCCCCGTTTAGGAAATTCTCGATAATTTCCTGAGAGATAACTTCTTTCATTATTTTATATTTAGCGACACATTATCTTGTGATTAATTCACAGTTTGTCTTATTCAATACAAATATACGAAAAAAAGGTTAGTTTATCAAATTACGTTGATAAATAATTTTTCAGAAATTGGGGTAATTAACTTTGTTGTTGGGTTACTGTTAGTGTCTAAAAATTGTACATTAATGACACCCTCAAAACGACCCTTTACTGACGTACCTTCTTCCGTAAAACGATAGGTAATATAATATTCGTCAGTTGTTTGGTCATACTTTTTGGTCCTCGTCGTTAATAGACAAGGACCGTTTAAAATATGATATTCTTCTGTTTTAACATCAAACATTTCGAATGTGATGTCGGAATTCTCTAGCATATCATTAAAGGACGACTTGTCGTTTTTACCGTCATCAATCAATCTCATTTTAAGGATTGGTTCAGTTGCTCCTTGTCTGATAAAAAATTCCATTACTTAATTGTTAAAATAAATTCGTTACCAGATAAAAATGGTAACACATCCTCATTCTTTAATTCATCTGACATATAGTAAAATTCTTCTTTTACTATTTCAAATGGTAATTTTAATTCATCCTTAATAACATTTTTAACGTGCTCAACCGTTAACGGTTCATTAGTATGAAATGTCTTTTGAAATCTTTTTACTCTCTCTTTGTTCTTGATGATATTAACATCAACATCTAATATTTTCATAATTTATATTTTTTTTTAGTCAGCATTATAAACGTAATCGTTTATTTCGGTATCAGAACTTGTATTTTGGAATGTTAAAGACGTGATGTTATCCTCACTCACCAAATAAATTTCGGCAACACCATTAACATCGGTATTCGTCACAATAAATCTTTCATTAACCCCCCAAGTACTGGACCAAGTTGTCCAAGTTGTTGTTGCACTATTCAATAATGTACCCGCAAAATTGTATAATCTAATTTTAACAGTGTTACTATCGTTAGAATCTTGGTAAACAAACATAAATTTAGTTTTACCAACATTAATAGAATAATTACCATACTGAGGAAACGAAAATTCTTGTGTTATACCCGTTGAACTTAATATTCTGAAACCTAATTGATTGTGTGTAAATAATACCATTTCGGTATTTTCTTTGAATGTATCACTTGCATATGTTATTGGTGTGTAAGTAGTACCATAGTAATCTGTTTGTGTAAAACCGGTAGCACCACTATATACATAGAATCCTATATCACCTTCTGACCTAATACCTATGTAACCATTTTGACCTTGGCTGTCAGCACTTGACGCCCACGCTTCGATTAAACCATAATCCAACGAATCCGTAACAACACCTAATTCGTTTATGTATTTGTATGTTACGTTATTTCCGCTGTTTGTCCAAATTTGATATATTGATTTATTACCTAAATAATAGTTGTTCCACTGACTAACATCTACTGCGTTAATATTCAAACTTTCTATTCTTGTGCTACCAGACATAATGGTTAATACAGAAGCAACACCATCACCGTTTACACAAGCAACTCTATATATATCGCTTAATTGTCCCCAATTGCTAATTCTTTTTCCTGAATCATCATTGGCAAACGTATATGTGATAAATGATGTTTGATTGTTAAACATATACATAATATCACAAAACGCGACTTCTTGACCATAGTTGGTCCAACTACCGTTGCTATTAGAAAATTGAATTATAATAGCACCATTATTTCTATCTGTACTGGTTGACCAAAAATTACGGTCACCATCCATAGAGATATTATCATATTCGGTACCTCTATTATGTGATGTTTCAATTAATGTTTGTGTGTCACCATTATAGTGTACAATTTTATATGCAACATTTACATCATTGTTATTGTAGAAAGCTATAGTATGTTTATTTGCTCCGTGAAATATACCGTCATAAGTGTTATATGTTGCACCCGTTAATGATACGGTTTCTAAAATAGTTCCGGTAGAGTCATATATTTCATAATTCGTATACGTATTACCAGTTGTATTATCTAGAAGTTCGGTTAAAACGTGAATAGTGTCGTTTGATGGCACCATTTGATGTCTAACCCACGTCCCTTCAGTCCAAGTTTTAAATAATGATGTTGTACCATCAGTTGGGTTAACAATATATGATGAGCCATTACCATTATATGTCCATTGACCTAATTCTCTTTTTTGGATAATAAATGTACCATCAGATGTTATTGCATCATAATCATATGCAATATCGATGTAATGTGTCACAGGGTCCCAAGTGTATGTGTAAACTGATACACCATCTGAATATGTCAATACACCATTGTTTACATCCTCATATGTCACCCATCTACCTTCTAATGTATTCCTACTTCTACTTGTGGTGGTTCCGGTATATCTACCTATTTCAATGTTACTAGAATTTGTGAATATCACTATTCTATCATCTTCAGTGTCATTATCTCTAAATTCGTACATATAACCCGAATTTGTTAATTCGTTTATACCACTACAATAATAAAGAGTACTATCAATATTCAAATCTATGATTTCGGCGGTAAAGTCGTTAAAATTTAACATTCCGACACCAAAGTTATCCGAACCAACCATTCTAGCAACATAAACAAATGATTGAATACTTAAATCTGGTTGAGGTATGGTTAACGTGTATGTATAATCATACTCAGCGAAATAAAGGTTATAAACACCATATGGATGTGATGTTATGTTATTGAAAGGGATTGTTTTGGTCCCGAGGTTTTGAGTTGTACCTGATGTCGTCCCCGTATATGGTGTAAACGTAACCGTTGCCGTCTTACCACTTAGATTGTCACTTGTTATTCTTGCTCCTATTGCCATAGTTTGTTAATTTTTGTCTATTATAAATACTTTATTCTATTGTATCTTTTGTTATTTATTAGTTTTTATTTTTAAGAACCAATTTGTAATCTAATTGAATCACTTCCCCAATTATAGAAATAAGTACCAGGTGTTAATCCCATACTTGATATTGTTTTGTTAGCAAATGTGGCAGCACCACTTAATGGACTACCAGAAGTATAACCTATTGGTACAACTATATCTTTACCTAGTGATCCATCCTGAATACCGAACGTGTCTCCAGTGTATGATGTTGGTGCAGCAAATCCTGATCCAAAACTATTTGGGTAAACATTAAAACTGTTATTAAAACGTTTTCTAGCGTTAAATAAGGTAGATGGTCCAATCACCCAATTTCCAAATGTACCATTAATACCTCCACCCGATTGTACTGAACCATCAATTAATCCCGTAAGATTAAGTGAACCCGAACCTGACATTATAACATCAGAACCAACTTCTAAAATTGTTACCACAAGACCTGATGTAGGTGTTGGGGTAGGTGTATTCGTAGGTGTTGGGGTTGGTGTACTTGTTGATGTTGGGGTAGGGGTCGATGTAGGTTGAGCAAATACCGCTTGTAATGTTGCAGTACTACCTGTAACAAAGACAATCGTATTAGACGCATTTGCGGCTGGTAAATTAATACCCGTCCCAGTCCAATTTAAGAAATTGCCACCAGCGTTATTTACTGTAATTGAGTATTGTTGATTTTTAACTAACCCATAAGAAATGTTTGATGTGAATGTTTCACCATCAAAAACAATTGCAGGTGTACCATCTGGTACTATAATAGTTAATACTGCCATTTCAGGTGTAGGAGTCGGTGTGTTTGTGGCTGTAGGGGTCGGTGTTGGAGTATCCGTTGGTGTTGGAGTATCCGTTGGTGTTGGTGTCGGTGTTGGAGTATCCGTTGGTGTAGGTGTGGGTGTAGGTGTGGGTGTTTCCGTTGGGGTTGGTGTAGGTGTTGCTGGACAAGTACCACAATCGGTTCTATATGTTGCAACATTGGTTCCATCCATATTAACGGTTTTATAATAACCTCCATAACTAATGGTTCCCCAACCACTAAAGAATGTTTCACCTCCAGTTATTACAAAAATATTTGATTCACAGAATGTTGGGCCATCACCCATCACATAAAATCTTGGACACGAATTCTCAGGGCAATTACAAGTACCATCAACAGAATCTTCTCCTACTGTTATTTCACCAAAAAATACTGTTGGTGGTTTTAATACACTATATTCTAAATCATTGTTTGGTATTAATGTGTATGATAAATCTGTGTTTGGAATTAATGTGTAATTAATATCATTTAATGGTATTTCAATAGGATTTAAATCGTTGTCAGGTAATAAAACATATGTTAAATCACCATCAGGAATTAAACTGAATAACAAATCATTATTTGGAATTAATGTATGTGTTAAATCATTGGTTGGTATTAACGTATAAGTTAAATCGTCATTTGGTATTAACAAATACACCAAGTCGTTATTAGGTATTAATGTATATGTTAAATCGTTATTTGGTATAATAACGTATGTGAAATCGTTTTCAGGTATAGATGGTGTTGGTGTAGGTGTTGGAGTTGGGGTAATAGTTGGTTCTGGTGTAGGTGTAGAACAAGCAACATCGTTACAATCTAAAACAACCCTTAAATCATCTAAGTCATAATCAAATTCTGGACCTAAATCAAGACCTACAATTTCATAACACTCACCATTCCCAAGACTATATATTATTCCTGTTAACCCACTTGTTAAACTTCTACCTATTTTATTGTGTGTTTGTTCACAATCTCTTAAAAAGTAATAATAATATGCTATTTGAGTTTCGGTTGGTGTCGGTGTAGGAGTACTAGTAGCCGTTGGCGTTGGTGTAGGTGTTACAGTTGGAGTACTAGTTGCTGTAGGTGTAGGGGTACTAGTTGCCGTTGGTGTAGGTGTACTAGTTAATGTTGGTGTACTAGTTGCCGTTGGTGTTGGTGTAGGAGTACTCGTAGGCGTCGCAGTTGGTGTACTAGTTGCCGTTGGTGTTGGTGTACTTGTAGGTGTTGGGGTACTAGTGAATGTTGGAGTCGGGGTAGGAGTTTCAGTTGGTGTAGGGGTCG